GGGTCGTAATCAAATTTGTCTTTAAGTTGTTCTTGCGTTAAATGAATTTCTTTTGGTTGAGTCATTATTTTTTCCCTGATATGTTCTGCATGTTAGGTTTGCTCGATGACAGTCTACCTGTCTGAGTGATGTTGTGATTGTAGTTCGGGTGTATCTTACCGCCCACCTCAAAATCAATATAAGGTTTATAATAAGTTGAAATACTTTTTGCACCCTTCCTAATTTCTAGTATGTCGTTTGCTAATTGCTTGGCATCGTCACCTCCGTATTTTTGTATATTTTTCAATGTGTTAGCACCGCCTTTGGTTTCCCAACCCTTCTTCTCAAAGAACTCTTTGGTCTCCTGGTCGGCTAATCCTGTAATTAAAACTGAACCTGTTTCCCATTTCATTTTCTTCTCCCCGATTTGTTTCCCACTTTTATAAAACATTTCGTTCCCGTCACAATCAAGTTGAGGAACTTGCTTTCTTGTCTTAACAGTTCCACCCCAAAGCAGTGTCTCAACTTGCAAAGAGCTATTGATGTTAAACTCAATCGCTGCATCTTCAGGATACAATTTACTGTAACGTGCTATTGCATTATCTGTCAACACTTTTTGTTTGCTTTGTAATATCTCAACTTCTTTAGTTGCAGATTCTGTATCAAAGCACAAGCCGTTGCGTGACATGTGAGTGGTTGCAAATATTCCTTGCATCATTTCCATCATGTAAAGTGTGTACTTGCTCCCTCGATTCTTACAGAAACGCCCCTGTCTCCTAAAAACTTCTGCGGTCACGTTAACATCTTCCACTAAATAATCTGCAAGCAGCTCTTCGTCTATCTTATCTGAGCCAATCCCTGAGTTAAATCGTTCCTTAATCTCTACGTCCTTCTTAAAAGGAACAGACATAGCCTCCGCTACGAACTCTAAACTAGGGCTGACTGTTGCTCTACCTGTTTGCATGTAGTAGAACTTCTGTGTATCCCAAACGTAAAAAGTTTTATTTAGAAAGTCTGTCCTGTTTACACGCTCTGCCATGTTGAGCAAGTAGTACAAGTCAAACGATAGGTTATGTCCTACCAACAGAGTATCTTTAGGTACAAGAATAGCCTCTGCTATCTCGTTAAAATCTGTCGTGGTCTTAGTTTCTGGCTCTCCGTAAATAGAACGATAGCCGTACATCACGGCTCGATTGTCTGGGTAAGCTGGGCTTGCACCAAAATGGGGACTAGGAGCATTGATAGTAGTCTCAATGTCTAAGACAATAACATTTTCTATACTACCTAACATGATGTTGTGTTCCTACTAAAGATATAAGTTGTGCTTTCTCTTTGTCTATCCGTACAGCGCACCCTGCGCTTCTAAACTTAGGGTCTGCGTAGCTTAACTTGTTTTTAGGACACCTGAAGTAACGTATGTCATCCTCTTCTGGCTGTTGTCCAATAGTAAGGATACAGTCTGCTTCGCCCTGAACAGATGTTTTGGAATTGTAAAGGCTTCCCATGCTAGGGTACTTGACGTTATCTGCACTACCATCTAACTGTGTTGTAGCTATAATTGGTGCATGTTCTTTCGCTAAGTCTCTAATGAACTGAGATAGCTTTGCAAACCTCTCAATACCTTGAAGTTTCTCCATGCCACCTAGTTTCCAAAGCTGGTCAATGATAATTATTTTAGGTTTAGTCTGCTCTACGATATTCTGAATGTCGTAAATTGTCATAGCGTTATCATCATAGATGTTAATAACACCATCACCTAGCTTACTGTTGAATAACTGTAAAGACTTCTCTATGTCTCTTTCTATCTCTGAAGTTGTCCATTTGAGTGCAGCTTGTATCTGCCTTGACCTTACCTTAGACACTGCTTCTTCATTGTTGAACCACAGTATAGACTCACCTTCTTTTAATTGTTTTGCAAAGTGTACTGCTTGCGTTGAAAGGAATGTAGTCTTACCTCCATCTGGTCTTGACCCTACAATGATAAAGTCTCCCTTGCATATCTGACCCATCATTAATTCTAGCTCTGGTATCGACCAGGAATATTTATCTGCGTTCTTACGCTCTTCTAATTGGTCAAAGATAAGACTGTCATTCTCGATAAAAGAATACTGTTTGCTTTGGTGCTGAACTTCTTTAGTGTAGTCTTGCACTGCCTGTTGTACATCTCTCATACACTTCTTACCTAGCGTTACTTCGTAAGCTAAATCTGAGATTGACATAGCCCAATGTCTAGTTGATAGGTCTTTAAAGATTGTATCTGAAGGTGGTATTGAAGGCATCTGCTCCACTTTGGAGCATATTGCCTCTATCTCTTGAGCTTTAGAATCTGAGATATTAGGGTGAGCTATTGAACAGTACCATGTACTGTAATCTTTAAGATTAATAGATTCTGGATTTACATCTTCGATGTAATCTTTAAGATTAGTGATTATATCTTTTATACTAGAAGATAATCTTTCTATCTTTGCGCCCCCAATGAGATTATAATTACGAAAGTTATCCTTGTCAACAAAATATTTTAATAATTTTAATTCTAAATCTGTTTCCATGTGAAGGCCCTCAAATCTTTATCATTAACAAAATGTTTTGGTTCAATCTTTTCTAAACAAATTGAAGCCGTACAGAAGTTATTTAAATCATAACACATTTGCTTCGCTTTCTGTACGACCTCTGGTAAATCGTTATCTAACCACACTAGCACTTGATGTTTGTCTCTGTGGTCTCTCTCCCAAGTACGAATCATCGACCTGTGGTACTCGCTAAGACTCGTACCTAATAGCGGTAACGCTGTGACGTATCTTGATAATCTAATCGCGCTGATAACGTCCTCACAAATCACCAGGAAGTTCGGTAGACTAGTTTTAGTTCTCATAAATCCATGTTGCTTTTTACCTAGTGTAACCCACTTTGGAAAATCGCTTTTCTCTTTAGTTCGACAAGCTAGGTTAGTGACTACTCCGTTTAAACGCATTGGTATTACTACCATCTGCGACAAGTAAGCACAACCTAGCCTATCGAAATCTGCAACATTACAGCCTGCTAACAGCCACCATCTCTTGTGGTCTTTTCCAAGTCCTTCAAATCCTTCGCTAATAATTTCTCCACTGTTCCACTCTTCAAGCTGGGGTAACCCCCACTTAGAAAAGTTGTTTTCATTTCCATCTCCGCAACTATCTGTGCGGTTTTGTTTAAGTCGTTTTGATATAACTTTAGTCTCCTGTCTAGTGATATCATCCCTAAGATGGTAGACACCGCTAGCAAGACAATGGTGACAATAGCCCAAAATAACATTATCTTCCTCCTTATAGGTTAAATAAAATGCTCTGTTGTCTTTACCTTCCTTACAGTGGTTAATATTTACTGTACCACTTTCGGGAAAATAATCTTTGAAAGGTTCCAAATCAATTCTTGCCATGTGGATACCTGTTAAATTTAATTTTGGTGTCTGAGTTATCGACTAGCTCTAAGTCAAACGCACTCTCTAAGTAAATACCTGTACACTCTTCACAAGTATCGTTAAATCTTTTTAGTTTCTGATTCCAACCTGACTCCCAAGTTTCAAGCAAGACGTTACAAGCTGCACACCTCAATGCTTTTTACTCCTGTCTCCCCAATTACACGCCACTGCGAGCATGAAAAGACACTCCTCAAGCTTCTTAGAACGCTCTAGCTCGATTGTTAGTCGCTCTGCGTCGCTCTGCCTAAAATAATCCTCTGGCTCAAGAGCCTCGACCACGAATGAATCGTCAGTAAGTATCTCTTCCATAAGATACCGCAAAGCCTCTGTGAACGTGGTAAAGCTAGTAGCACCCATCTCCTCTAAGTCATATTCAATCTTCATGTGGGTATCCTGGTGAGCTGAAAGCGGTATCATCAAGATAAGCGTTATACTCGTCCTGCTCGTGTTGCGGTAGCTCGTCCATACGCATAGGACTGAAGTCAAGAGCCTCCCTGACAAACTCGTGAGCCTTGTAGTCAAATCCTCCTACGTGCCATAGTCGATTGTGTACTGCCTTAAATGGGGTTTTCCAATCGTATATAGTAGCCACTGTTCCGTCTTCAAATTTAAGACACCACTCGACAGAAATCTTATCCATATCTCCTTTGAATGTCGGCTCTCCAAAAGTCTCTACAAGTCGAGCATAAGATATATCCTCAAGCTTGCCTTGATAACTAGTCCCGTTAACGCTTACATACTCTGAGTTCTCAAATTTCATGCTGTACCTCCTACCTTAAAATCATTAATGTCAATGTAAATAGAATCTGTATCATACTCAAACAGAATCCTGGTTTTAGTTTTACGTTTGCCTTTTGAGCTGACGATGTGTGTTTGCTCACAAGGACAAGTTTCTAGCCACTGTTTAAACACCTCCTCCTCAGTAAGACTCATCTCTCACCTCTAAAATACTCGTCAAAAACTGGGTCAAAGTAGCACAAAAGATTATCTCTAATCTTTTCTTTTAACCGCTCTACCGGAACTGCCGACACAAAAGAATTAGTCTCGGTCGGGCTATGGGTTTGAGCTAGGTCTATGAGAGACTGCGTTAGACTACCATTCCTTAGCTGGTAATACTCTCCACGCTTCCTAGCAAGCTCGTCTGAGTTCTTAACTAAATCATCGCCCCACAAGGCTTCTATCTGAGAATCGCAATCCAACAGCGACCACTCGTAGTAGTAAAGACCTATCCTTTCGTCCTCGGGTAGGTCCATCCAAGCTTCACAATCTCCACCTGTAAGGCTGTGAGCTGCATAAATAGCATCCATACTATGATTCGATAGCTTCATCTTCCTCCTCCTTTTTGTCTGTCCCAAAAATCTCCTCAAATTGAGAGAGCCACGCACCTTCTCGGTCAAACTCTCTCCAGTATTCCTTCACATCAGTCAAATCAGTTTCCATATTTCTCTCCATTTTCAAATTGATAAGGTTCGACATTACTCTTGTCTAATGTTGTTGTCAAGCGATTTAAATACCACTGAGCCTTATTGATTTGCTCTCTGGGGTCTCCCTTTTTTCCATAACGCCACAAGTATTTCATAGCATTTAGACGAAGATAGCCGATGAACTGCTCATTTGTAGAACAAGCTTCCATCGCATCGATACATTCTATGTCCCCGTCCTTGTAATGGTCCGGATTAATGTTGTCCTTCCAACCAGGATATTTTTTCACTGCTGCTTTCTCCTTACTTTGATTAATCTTTGAGTGTATTCAAGGTAACAAGTAGCCTTGTCTTTTATAAGTTTATCCCTGCGCCACCTTTCGCTGCGCTTTTTTTCTGTGATTGCTTTTCGCATTTACTTCTCCATATTGCTTAAATAAACTGCTTTCGCAAAGCCTCTTGGCGTTGCGCTTCTGATATTCTTAGTCTTAAGACTCTTGCCACCTAATTTCCGGTGTTGCCTAGAACTGCCAAAACTTTCGCAATCTACTGGTCTGCGTTCTGGCATGATAAATCCATTTCCCGTCCACAAACACGTTTTTTTGCTATATGCATCCCTCTCTGCGATATATTCTGGGTATTCTGGGTGTACTGCCTCGCTCTCTGCGAGATACCCGCCGTATTCGTAAGGGTGAAACATGTAATCTGGCTTTCTCCACAGCGTAGAAAGTACGCTAATTGGGTTCTCCACAACGTAAGGACAGCCATATAAATCGGCTATTTTAGCTATCGCTTGGGCGTGTCCTGCTGCCTCAATCTGAAACGCTTGGTTCTTTTTTCTTTTCTTTTCAAAATGCCTCGCGCCACTCACTGCTAAATCAGTGCAAGGCGGAAAGCCAAAAATAAAACTCACCTCCTCTCGCTTAAATCTCTGAGTTATGGCGGCCAAGACTTTTGTATCGTACAAATTCGCTTCTACATATGTCACGTTGTCGCGCTTCTGCTCTCCTTTATGTTGAATGTCGAAAGCGTAACAGTCAAAGCCTTGCCAAGGCTTCAACGCTACGCCAGTATAATCGTAGAAACTAAGTACAATCATTTTTTAAACTAAAGCACAAAAGCTGCGCCTCTCGCTCTAGCCTCTCGGCTCTCGCTAATAGCGTATTCTCTCGCTTGTATTGCTCTTGTCTTAGCTCGCGCTGTCTTTCTCGCACTCTCGGTGCATCGTGAAAGTAAACTCGCAAGTGAGTACACATATTTTTTGGCGCACCATAGCTATACTTCCGCCAGGATTTTCTAGCCTCGTCATTCATGTATTGTCCTTTGACTAACATTTTATAGCGACCCTTGTTAAAGTATTTTTTTAAGCCCTCTATAAAAGCTCTCCCTTCGTCATCGTTCGGAATGTCTGCAAAGACATATCTGGCATTATCGTCCATCTATTCTTCCTCCAAATCGTTCACTTTTACAGCGTCACAAAAATAGGTTACAAAATCTAACTTGTTAAATTCGTGATTAGGTGCGGTAAATATTTTAACTGAACCGTCATCATTTAATAACTCGTAACCGTCATCATCTCTTTTGCAAAATTTAACTGTATGTTCATAAACATAAACATTATTATATTCTTTACCCATTATTTATACTCCCTTGTCTTTGAATTGTAACGCTGTTTCAATACTCTACGCTCTATGATTTTAATGCAAGCTAAGCCAAATAATTCTGCAGCCACTAGCACCAGCATGAATGCGCCTATGAAAAATAATATGTACAAAATCCAGTCTAAATGTTCCATTATTTTACCCTCTCTACTATTGTTTTAATGTCGTTGTGTTGATAGCACGTCAAACAGTTCTTACACTGTTGTCCAGTACAGTTTTGTAATTCTAATTTATCGTCACCTCTAACATTATTAAAAGTTTTATCAAAATGTTTAGGCGGTTTCGCCATGATATGCCCGATTTTAGAATTTGAGAAAACCAGGATTAAATTGCTGGGCTTCTCTCGCTTCTTAAAAGCCTTATTAATTATGGTTGCTCGCTTGGTCCACAATGTAAACGTACAATGCGGATTATATTCTGCTATCCGGCATAGGTTCTCAAAGTGAATATCGTTGATTAACTCACCGTGACTATTGAACCTAAATACCGCGTCTAAGATTCGCGGTAGTTGCCAATCAGTCAATATATCTGCACTTAGTAAGTCGCTATTGCGTTGCAATGCTGGAGCCATAGATTTCCTAAAACCTTTAACCATTTTCATAGAGTAGCAACTCTCGCATATATTGCCTTTATTGCCTTTACTCATAGCTTCACAAAAATCATTAGTGGCTGTATTGGTACTAATAGAGTGAAAGCCTGCAAGCTTTCCCGTCATTTTAGATATATGTACTTGTTGTAAGTTTGTCATTATATTAAGCCCTCTTAATTTCGATATGAGATGCTGTATTTGTAATAGTTACACGTTGGCAGCCATTACCCCATTTAGTCAGCCATTTACCATTCAAATCTATAATGCCTTGTCTAGGCTTTCCACTAATCACATATTTACCTTCAAAAACATTATTTAAGATAATGGCATTTTCTGTCACTTCTCTATTGTAACGCTTGCCCTTTGCCCAAGCTTCATATGTGGGCTCGCCTTCTTTTATCTCTAAATAAATTCTAGCATTACCCTTATTCTGTCCTAGCTTTAACTCTTTCATGCTATTACCCTTCGTAATTCCATGATAATTTGAGCCGGTGTCTTGTCATATATTGGATAGTCACGACCTAATATCTCACTAACACTGTTTTTAGTTAATGCTAAAAGATTAACCGCAAATTGTTCTTGTTCTTCTTCTGTCAATTCTCCATAAGTTTTCATAATATTATGTATCCCTCTTTAATTACGATGAACCCATATTATCTATGCATTATTACTATGTCAAGCACTAATTCAAATTAATTTAATATAATTTCCGTTGCCTTATATATATATGGTGTCCGTTAAGTTACGCCTCGCTGTGAATCCGCTTGTATTGGTTGTTGTATGTGGGTACTTCAGTTACTCTCTTACTTGCCCTACTGTGGTGCGTTGCACTACTATGGTGCAGTGTAATCTTATCCACAATCGACCTGAAGTTACTAACAGGTTATCAACATAACTAACAGAGACCTGTGGATTGTGTGCATAACCTGTGGATAACCAGGTGTGCCCTGTGTATAAGCTGTGGATAACTAAGCCCCCGTCCCCTCTAGATTGCGTTGACTGTTACCTATTCACCCTCAATCCTACATCAAACGTCCAACTGACGTTGAACAGGCAGGACTAGGTAAGTTTATTTAACTATTATTATTCCAGACTAGACTACGCACCAAAATGGTGCATTTATTTAATTAAATCAATTGGATACTGTGTATTTGTACAGGTAGTACTTTGAATTAGTTAAAACGTTCAACTAACGTTAAACTTTAACATTAACTTTATGTAATCTTATTAGAAATAACTTGACTTTTGATTAAAAGTATGCTATACTATTAGGTATAATTTAAAGGTACAAAGATACCTGTGCTGTTACATATCGCACAGGAAGTAGATATACTTTAGTATATCAGACTAAAGGGAGAAGTTACTATGTAACTTTGACCTTCCTTCCAATTAATTATAAATAATAGGGTCGAGCTATGTCTCTTTACAGAAACATTAATAAACGAAAGAAAGACGGTACAAGCAGGTCAAAGAAAAAATCAACTATTTCAAAAAAAGCTTACGCTAATATGAAAACAGGTTTTAAAAATAAGAAAAACAATAAAACAAAAAGAACTGCTTGACAAATACGTAAAAGTATGTTATTATATACATAATGGAGAAATACAAGTTTGAATAATACTAATACGATTTACAGTTCCTTCATGTCTCCTCCTGCTCCGAAAGGAATAGACAACAGAAGCTTACAGGGCTTCCCAGGCTTTTCTGCACCTAATTCTTTAGGTCAATCAGCTTTCGGCAGCGCAATGCTGCCATCTTACCCACAACAAGAACTTCCACCAGAATACTACGGACGAGACGCAGAGACTTCATACTTGGTTAATCTTCTTAGAACAAACCCAGCTAGGCTAGGCCTGTAAAATGGCTAGAACAGGTGTAGGCCCAGCAAGTAGGCAAAGAAAGAAAAATGTCAGTAGAACTACTACAGGCAAAAGCCCTAACTATCGTAAAACGAAAGCAGGGGCAGGGATGACCAAAGCTGGAGTTCGTAGGTATCGAGCAGCGAATCCAGGAAGCAAGCTAAAGACCGCAGTTACAGGTAAGGTTAAACCAGGAAGTAAAGCAGCAAAGAGAAGAAAGTCTTTCTGCGCTAGAATGAAAGGTATGCCAGGGCCTATGAAGGATTCTAAAGGCAGACCAACTAGGAAAGCAGCGTCCCTTAGACGCTGGAGATGTAGGTAGTGTTCGGACTTCCAATAGAAGCTGTATCTATGTTAGGGTCTACCGCTTTAGGCGGTATGATGAAGATGTGGGCACAGTCTCAAGCAGATAAAGCAGAGCAGCATAAAATGATGCTGCAAGCTAACCAACAAGTGCAAGAGAGTGTAGACAGTGCTAGAAACTACTACAATCCAAATGCAGCTTGGATACGCAGATTCATTGTAGTATCTGCTATGATGGCAGGAATAGGGATTGTATTCCTAGCTCCGTTGTTAAACCAAGTAACTAACATTCCAATAGAAGTAACACAAGGAAGTAAAATGCTGTTCGGTATCTTTGACAGTACTAGGACAGTAACAGAATACTTAACCCTAGAGGGTTGGGTAACTCCAGAGTGGCTACCTGTAGCGATTATGAACATTATCGGATTCTACTTTGGTAG